CATCACTAAGCATATGTTATATTCAGAGCACCTATAAGGTTCAAAGACAAGTCTCCTTGTCTCTATTATTTCATTACCATTATACTTGTGTCTCTCTACTGTTTTCATAATATTCATCGCGTCACCACCGTTGTTGCTGCCTCACCTTTATTAAAAATAGTATCCACGACTGCCTCCACTTTTCTGGCAGTAGAGATACCGACCTTAGAGTAAACTGGAACGCAAACTAGACCATATGCCTTATCATTTGCCCCCTTACGGATCACTCTGCCTATCGTTTGACTGATACCAATATAATCCATAGATCTTAAGAACAAGACGGCCTCAAGTCCATTTACATTGATACCTTCAGATAATATACTATGATGTAGAACCACAAACTTGGTATAATCATCCTTACCCCATGCATTTAATACCTCAAAGAACTTGTCTCTGCCCACTTTCTTTCCATTGATATGTGCACCAGTCTTGGCAGTAATATACATCCAGTTATAACCACGTTGTCTTAACTGAACACAGAAATCAGTCTGTGATACCAAGTTAGTGATTTGCTTGGTGGACTTGGCACAAATGAGAACCTTATCCTTCTGTAAGTTATCAATAGACTGAATCATTTGCTCACAATCCTTATCAGCAACCAACTCATGCTTGTCTAACAATCTTGACTCATATACTTCTACCTTTGGTGGTAGAATGTAACCTTGCTTCACTAACTCAGGTGCCGGAACCTGACAAATAACCTGACCAAATATATCAGGATCATTCATACCTGCCTTGAATGGTGTTAGACTGTGCTTAGGTGTGGCAGTAAAGAAGTAAGACCTATCAGCCTCCCATGAGAAATGCTCAACAGGGCCGATGAAGTTCCTCTGAACTGAATTATGTGCCTCATCAAAGTAAACTACATCAACTACAATATTACTCTCTTGTATTCTGTGTAGTGAGTGATATGTTGTAAAGATAATCTGATTTGCATTAGACTCAAAACATAGGAAGTTATGGTATCTAATGTCAGATACTTTGGTTGAAGAGAAATGCTCAGTCTCACCACTGTGGACGTGCATGACTCTAACATCGTTAAACTCTCCTGTTTCCAAGAACTCAGAACATAGTTGCTCTGCTAATAGGATGCGTGGAGCAACCACGACAATGGTTGAAATCTTTTGAAGACCTGCCTCTGGACGGAATACTCTCTTGGCATCCTCTATCATACACATGGTTTTACCACCACCTGTAGGTACAATGACTTGGCCCTTAGGGTTCTTTGCCATAGCATCCAGCGCATTGATTTGGTGTGGACGTAATGGCATTAATCTTTTGTAACTATTGGTATTATAACATGAAACAGACCCCTGTATGGAGGTCTTGTGACACTTTCTCAACTGGCAATAAACTGTTCTATGTTCACCTTCCCATCTAATATAATATTCACTCTATGATATTCATCATCTGTCTGACCATCCAATCTCTTGTCAGGGTGAAGTGAATCGCCCATCAATATGGTTCCACCACCCAATCTCTTCTTACATAGGTCAACATTATCTCTCATAATATCCACCCCATAAATGTCCTGTAGTGCCTCTTCCTCAGTCATTTGATGTATGTAAACCTTAACCCATTTGATTGCTGTTAGGAACTGTCCATCCCCACATGCAGGGTCTAATACAGTCTTACCAGCACCTAATCTATCAATATTAATTTTACTCAACATCTCAATTACCAAGTCGGTTGGTGTAAAGATCTCAGCAGTAGCTTGTACCCTTTGTTTGTCTCTATCAATGCTACTCATGTAGGCATGATTATTAACCTTATTTCTAATCTTATCCCACATATTTTATTTCCTCCTCAGTTAAATTAAAGAGATTAAATATATCCTCATCAGATAGTTTCTTATCTCTTGGTAAATTAGGAAGACAAGTAAATACTTTCTCATTACCAAATCCAGACCACTTTGCAGTCTCTAAGATATACTTCATAAGTTTTGATTGTAAATTATGGAGTAAATTTAACCCTTCATCATCACTATCCACTATAACATAGTACATCATATCCGTACCACCATACTTACCATCATCATAGAATGGTTTAGTATAACCACTCCTTGTCCACATCACTTTCTTCTTGTCTGCCCAATCTTGTCTTACTTGTGAATACCATATTTGTTTATTGGTATGATATATCGGATAGATATGTTTCTCTGTCTTTGTCTTACTGATTGTATCATTCCTATGAATCAATACATTATGGCATGTGACATAATCATATAATACTTGCAATCTATCCTGCTGATTAAATATTACCTTATTATGAATAGAGAGTGACTCATCACAAAAATCATTAGGAAGATAGAATATAGAGTCATCAATCTTCTTGGTGAACAATCCCTTTTCATTTACAATATCAGTATATTCTCCACCACTATCTCTATTAATTACAGAATAGTATGCAAAGGTACTATTCACATCAGGAAAATGACCCTTAATATCTAATCGTAAGAACTCGACAATCTTCTCCTGAAATATCTTTAATACTTTACTAGATGGAGATAGGAAGCTACTAGGAGAAACCTGAAGGAGTAACCCATCAGGTTTTAACCATTTACTAAATGTCTCTCTAGTGAAGTTAATCCACAACTTGTGTTGTGTCTTCTTTCTATTGGTAGAATCCTGAAATGGTGGATTAGTTGCTACTACATCAAATTGCATCAATAAACACCTGCTTTCTTTAATTCTACATAAGTATTGGTACTTGTTGCCATCTCACCTGATTTTTGTGGTCTCCACTCTCCATATGATAACATAGTTCCTGCATCTTTACCAGTACCAGGATATGGTCTTTTACCCTCAAACTCTTTAACTCTACTCCACCATGCACCATTCTTGTTTAATGTAAATGGTATATTAACCTCAATAATATCTCCTCTCTTATCTTTAAGAGAAAAACCAATTCCTTTACCTCTAATATCATAATCTACAAATGCTTCTTCAGATAAAGATCTTAATACAACCTCTTTATATTGTATATTATTGGTGCTTACTAGATAATTTGTAGGCGAAAGTGCAACCAATTCTTCATCACCAGAGAATCCAATCTGTTTAAGAACAAATTCTTTCATATTAATATCTTTCTTCTTCAGATAACCACAAATTAAAGATGCTGCTTTATTTCCAGCAATTTCACATTGCCTTTCCCAAGCTAATTTAGTAGAATTATCTTTAATATTTCTAGTTGTAGGATCATTTTTAAATCTATCAATAGACTCCGTTCTAACCTTATCTAATTGATGAATAACATCAATAGCATCATCCAATCCAAGATATTTAAGAACTATATCTCTTATAGCAAGGGATTGTCCACCACTAAACTTAGTTACATACTTTCTATTAGAATAATTTTTCCATTCCTCCTCTGGAATAGGATTACTATACATCCCAACATCAGGAAGTGCAAACTCTTTTAAGATAATGGATAAAAATGTAGAATTATATGTACCACTTCTAACCTGAATACTCGCAAATCCATTTTTATATACTTTAAGAGAGTAAGAAACTACCTTCCCATCCTCATATACAAGTATAAAATCTCCTTTCTTACTCTCATTTCTACCCTTCTTTCCAATCCATACAATATTAAATTTAATATTAGGACGATAATCCTTTAATTCCTTATATACTTGCAAATAATGATTATCTAAACATACTTTATAATCACTCTTAGCATACTTAGTAACTATCTTTTTTCCTACAAGTCTATCATCAAACTCTTTCTTCTTTTTTTGCCAATCATCAGTTACAGCAAGATTATCGAGTACAAGACGTTTTTGTATTCTATGAACCAAATCTTGCTCAGTAGCATCTTGGATTAAATGGTCAGTTTGATTACCAGCTCCCATGATAAAACTCTGTGTGATTTATAGACATATTATAACCCACCCTACAATCAAATGCAAGGTGGGTGAACCAGTTCTTAAATTGTCCCTTTAAAAAATTATAGAGCTCCTCGTACAAACCATACAAAGGTATGTATAAGTTCTCATAATTTGGCATGGAAGTCACATGATGATCTTAAGAGTTCTTGTGCTCTTTTTATGTCCTCACTGCTTAACGGCTCGTAATCTATGTTATTTACATGTATATTAACCATCTCTATGTTTTTCATTTCTAAGAAATCTGTAAGTTTATTACATTCTTTCTGACTACCAAAGAACTTCTCTGTTGATAAAGAAATCACCTCATCAAATACTCTCCTAAACTTATCATCAATATCTGAGTAAAGAGTACCACAATCATAAACATACTTATCAAATAATTCTCTAGATGAATCATTACAATTCCAATCAGCACATATCATATTACAATAGGAATATAATCTCTGAACTGGTTCCCGATACAATAGAATAATCTTTATATTAAAATGAGATAATGATTGCTTTATTTCTTTTAGATAATCCTCTGATAATAACCAATACGATTGACTAAAATCTAATAAACCTTTACTAATATAATGAGAATAATCATTAAATGAATAAGGTAACTCTAAATTAAATATCCTCTTGTTTCTTTCTAAAATATATCGCTTATGTTCTTCTACTATCTCGTCAGGATATAATAAAGGATAAGTAGAATCAAAATTATATAATCCAAAAAGATAATGAGGTTCTTTTATAACACTATCATTATCAGATAATAATCTCCAAAGAGAAGTAGATCCTGAACGGGGTAAACCTGGACATAAAATTAAGTGTTGCACGAATAGATAGTTATGGTATAATTAGAACTATGAGAAATATAATAAAAGAATCCATCTATCACTTAAAGATAGAAACGGGATGGAGTTACCAATATCATTTATGGCACTCTATTAAAAACTCATCTATACTTATCAAAATAGCATTTAAAAGTATTGTTCATGGGATACTCCCTTTCATGTGGAAAGCAGAGGCACCCAAAGAAGTAATAAAATTATATCATACTATTATGAAAATAGAACATATAAGAAAAATGGATACACTTAGAGAATTACCCAAAAAAGAAAGATACAAATGAAAATTATTGTCGTTGGAGGTGGAACATCAGGTTGGGTAAGTTTAGCATATCTAGCAGCAACTACGGATGCTGAATTAACCATCATCCATAGTGAAGAAGTAGATAGTTTAGGTGTGGGAGAAAGTACCACCCCTACCATTAAACATGTGGCCGAAACCTGTGGTATTGATGAAGTACACTGGATGAAAGATGCTAAGGCATCGTTTAAATATGGTATTGAATTTTTAGATTTTAATCATATAGGTAGTAGATGGATGCACAGTTTTGATGATCTCTTACCCGGTCAATCATTCCATACTCCCCTAACTGAATTTGGTAAAAATATATTTAAAAAAGAAATTAGTTCTGTAGAATATTTCTTGACTCAAAGAAGAAAGGAAATACCTACTTATGATATAGATTGGTTTAACAATAGTCAAGGTGGTTGTGAATATCTTTTATCCCGTCATTTAAGTCCATTCACTAAACAAAATGAATCTAATTTCAGTAAATTTCCAGGATATAGTTATCATATAAATGCTCAAGAGTTTGGTAATAGTCTTCGTCAACATACTTCTAAGAAACGTTTTACTGAAATTAAAGGTCATATCAATGATGTAGAATATGATCAAAATGGTGTCAAGAATATTATATTAAAAAATGGATCTAAAATGAGTGCGGATCTGTTTATTGATTGCACAGGATTTAAAAAAGTTTTAATAGGTGATATGGCCGAATTTAAACCCTACAAAGGTTTAATAAACAATGCTGCTATCTGGGGTCCAGTTTATACTCAGAGTTATAGACCTAGTACACTAAGTATTGCTCAACCTCATGGATGGATATGGGAAACTCCAACATGGGGTCAGATAGGTTCAGGATATGTTTTCTGTGATGATTTTATTTCAGTAGAACAAGCAGAAGAACATCTTAGAGATCATTGGAAGAAACAAGGTTTAACATGGAATCCATTAAAATCTAGTAAGTTTACAAGCGGAAGATTAAATAATATTGCAGTTAAGAATGTAATTAGTAATGGATTAAGTCAAAGTTTTATTGAACCCCTAGAAGCAACTGCAATAATGGTTGCTTGTGTTACTATTAGAAATACTTCAAAGTTAATTAATAAACATAAAGGTTGGTCTTCAAAGGGAAGTATAATATTAAGTAAAGTAATGGCAGATTTCTTAGATGAAACAATGGAATATGTTTTAGGTCATTATACATTAACTGATAGAACAGATACAGAATATTGGAGAGCGTATGATACTACAAATATATTAGAATCAATGTCAAATATGATTGAGAAAAAATTAAAGAAAGAATGGGTGAATCATGCTGAAACTTTACTTAATGGGTATAATTGGGCAAGTATGTTAGTAGGATATGATAAACCATATCTAGGTCAACTTCCTAAAATAGAAGAATGGCAAATAAAAAACTATGAATTCTATACAAAACAATTAGTTGATAATTATAGATATCATTATCAAAATAATATGACAGTTAAAGATCGTTTAGAATATATCAACACTTAGTAAACACTCCAAGAACTCCCCTATTTAAGATAATCTCGTACTTCTTATCAGGATATACTTGAGCATAATCAAATCTGGATAGTTCTTTATTATTAACTATAGGATGGCCATCAAAACAAATAATCCAAGATTCTTTTTCAACTACCAGAACCTCGTCCTTAATTAGTTTACCATCCCAATCTTGATTTTTATCTAATGTATTAAATCCTATCCAATAAAAGTCTTCAGTAGCTTCAAATATCAAAGACTCATTTAGATATTTTTTCATATTAAAAAAATCTTTAGAATTAATTTGTTCATAATCCTCTTGGAATGGTACTCCAAATTTTCCATTACCATAAACACAATAATGATATAATCCGTAATTTAAATTCTTTGGCTCTATACCAACCCAATCTTTATCACACTTTATTGCACAAACACAAAATTCTTCACATTTTTTAAAATATTCTTTATATTTGGGAGTATTCATAATTCAACTCTATTCATATTAAGACTAGATCTTCTATAATCTTCTACCTTACCCTCTATAACTCTACCCACCAAATCTCGTAGATCTAATTTTCCACTAATAGTTTCTGCCTCATTCTTAATGGGTTCACTCTCTTCCAATCTTTTTACCTTCTCATTACCAAATTTTTTCATCAAACTTGAAATAAAAGACTCACAATCATGAAGATCTAACTGTTCACAATTAATTGCTATTGGAGAGTAAGATTCAATAGGGTGAGGTGCATGTAATCTTGCAAACCTCACCACTATTTGATTAGTATCTGGAAGATATTCTTCAATTTTAATAATAACTTTCATAATAATATAAAATAATTATCTAAGTAATTTGACTAGATGGCACACTATATACTGCATCACCTTTAATTGATCCACTATTAGATATATTAACATTGCCTGATTGTGCCATTGTTGCTCTTATGGCATCTCCATTAGAACCAGCTCCTCCGCCGCCACCGGCACCACCCACTGGACCTTTAGGATTACCAGGACCACCACTTGTGGGTGTACTAGAATGACCTCCTCCAGACCCACCGCTGCCGCCGCCGCTGCCGCCGCCACCACCGGATCCACCTACTGTAGATGTTCCATCATTACCAGGTCCTCCACTAAACTCTGTGATACCACCAGTACCGCCTTCTCCACCAGGGTAACCAGCTCCACCGCCGCCACCGCCACCGCCGCCGTAATCATCATCACTGGATTTGTTAGGATCTCGGACGGCACCACCACCACCGCCTCCGCCACCATAACCATTCTGAATTATTCCTCCAGATGCAATATTAATATCAATTGGACTATGTTGAATACCTAGACCACTACTTCCATTTTCACCCGAAGCACCAGAACCTTTATTCGCTCCACCATGTCCACCCTCACCACCTTGGCCAGTAATAATACCTTCACTACCTACATCTACTGAGAGAGTAGTGTCAGCAGGCCATTCTCCAGTCTTAAGAGCACATTTATAATCTTCATTAGATCCTGGCATAGAAGATCCAATAGTTTTATTAACATTTATTTTAACAGTCTTTCCACCTTGCCAGTCAGTAACATTTCTTCCAGGTCTTCCTCTAAATCCACCAATAACATCTACATCATGATCATCATAAACACCTGTTGCACTTTTAGATGCCCATGATTCCGCACTTCCATCATAACCATCCACAACTATGTTTAATTGCTTACTATAAAAATCACTAAACTTGATTTCCCCTGATTGAGGGACACCCACATCTAATGGTAAATTAGAAAAGGAACCTCCATCAGGAGTATTATCATAATTAACCCTATAATTACCTAGTTTGTTATTAGTAGAATATCCAAACTCGGTTGCAATTTCAGTAAAAGATAATGAAGTTCCAGATGCTTTAATTGTCATTGATATTATTCTTTAAATTATTTATATTTCTTCCAATACCTTTCATCAATATATCCCATAGAATAATGAAGATGTTCTTCTTTTAGCATCAATGTAATATCCCCTGCAATGGCCAATCTTTCTTGATTAAAATTCTCATCCCTACATTTTGTACGATGAGTTAAATTACTAGGAAAAAAAGCTACATGACCTTCAGGGGGAACAATATAATATGAAGAAGCATTTTCATGATTTATGCCTTTTAACATTCTTTGCTCTTCATATTTAGTATCACCAGTGGATCCTAAAAATAAACTATTCTTATAATGAGGATTCTCAAATTCTACGGCATGTGAATTAGGTGGCATATTCACATAATAGCAAAAAGATATATGACTTGTGGAATGTATATGCCAAGGAATACACCTAGTATCTCTCATACGAGATAACCAAGTCTTTGTTATTACATAATTAAAAATATCTTTATAATTTAAAATCTCACAGACATATTTTTTAGCATGTCCTACAATTTCTGAAAAAAGAGGATCTAAAGTATCCTCTAAATGAATTAATGGATTACCGACCTTTTCACTGACGGTATTGTGCTTATCAGTTTCTTCATAATCAAATTTAGGATAGAGTTTATAAAACTCTTCCTTGCATTTTTTATGTTCACTTATTTCCCCAAGATAAATGGTCGTGGGGAAAATATTAAAAGTTTGATGCATAATATATTAAGAGCTCGTCACTACCTCCCAACCACTACCAGTATATAGGTTAAGTTTATTGGTGTCAAGATTATATACTAATGCTCCAGCTACAGTCGTAAGTCCTGTTCTCTGACTAGCAGTTACTTGGGGAGGTAGCATGAACCTTAAATCTGCACCACTAGTAGCATCACCGGGTATGGCACCCGCATCACTAAAATCAGCAGCAGATCTCATAGAGGTTGAGCCAATCCCAACTCCCCTAAAAAGTGCATTGGTGGTAGGAACCACCAATCCAAA